CTACCTGAACTTTTGTTGACATTTTATCAACTAATCTTTGAGCTTCTATCATATCGCTTGTTAATTTATCTAATACCCGAGTATTTTCATCTGGCATCAAAATACGAGCTGTTTCCTTAACTCCAGTTCTAACATTCTCATACTCATTGGCAACATCAGTTATCTTTGGTTCTCCTAATTTAGTGAATGCTCTACTTCCAACAATAGAACCATATTCTTTTGCTATATCATTAATCTCTTTTGGAGTTATTCCTTCGTTCTCATATTTATATTGCATATTGACAATTCTGGCTTGAGATTCAGGATCGGCTGTTTTTTCATATACTTTGCTTAAATGGTCCAATGCTTTATTAATAAAATCAGTAGATATTATTTCCCCTTCTGGAGTAGCAACTTGTTTTACTATATCTCCCGGACCATATAAATCTTCTGAAGTTCCCAATCTGGTATCTACTTCATTAAGATTGGCTTTAATTCCTTTTTTAAAAGCTCCACTTAAATCTTTATAAGACTCAACTCCTTCTGCTTCAACGGATTCTAAGGCTCTGGTTACCTGTTTTATTTTATATGGTTCGCCTGTCTGTGCTATCTTAGCTGCTAATTCTTCCGGAGTTTGTTCTGCCTTGCCCAATTGTGATAACTTTTCAGCCTGAGCTTTCATTGCCTCTATGCCTTTGCCTGCCCATCCAATAGGAACTTTAGCAATATTGATTATATTTCCTGTAATTCTTCCTGGAACTTCTTGAATTGGAGTTTGGAGTATTCCAGGTTCTTGTCCCGGAGCTAATTCCTTACTTGCTTTAGTAGCCAAAGCGAACATAGCGATATTTATTGAATTATCAATATCAGTTTGAACATCGGGATTCTGTGCCATAAAAGCACTAATTTTTGGATGAGAATAAATGGCATTTTTGGCTGCGTCTAAAGCAACCATTCCTGTTCCCCATATTCCACCAGCTACCACACCAACTGGTCCGGCTAATGCTCCACCGGCTGTGGCTGCTTGAGCTATTTTCGACCCTGCGCCTTCTCCGGGAATAATACCTTTTACCGCTTCGCTAATAGGAGCAAAAGTAGCGCCGGCAACTTGCCCGGCTGCTCCGAGTCCAGCTTGTCCAGCGCCTCTCAACCAATTAACTATTCCTCCTTTCTGCATTAAATCAGCACCTCCCTCTATTGCAGTAATGATGTTTTGTCCTGCAGTTTTATAATCTGTCCAAACTCTTGAAAAATATCCTGGTTTGGCAGAAACAGGCGCAGGTAATGTTGGTTGTATCTTTTGATTAAAATCATTTATCCAAACATTAGCGTCAGTCGGAACAGTAGTCCCAGTTATTCCTCTGGGAGAAAGTCCTGCTTTCGCCCTTCCTTCATCTATTTGAATTGGTGTTAACATAATTTTTAAGGCGTTTAGTATTGAAGTGCTTGTAATATTTCATTTTCAGTCCAATAGGGATTGGCTGATTTTAATTTTACTATCTGGTCTGCATATTTTGGGTCTATTTTACCAATATTAACCAATCTCTGATATGGGTCATCAGTTATTCCAGTAGCTTTCATTACATCGTAATCTTTACCATAAAGAAATTTCTCTGTGTCATCTAATAAAGCGTATAACTTATTTACCTTAACTGTGGCAACCGATAATATATCGGTAATCTGAGGCATTTCTTTAGCGATAGCATCTATAAAGAAAGCAGATCTTACTCCTGTTGATCCTCTTGTTTTAGCGATAGCTTGAAGTGTAGTCGTTATTTCTAAAAGGGTATTTTTCATTGAAAGCAACTCAGGGGCTTTCTTCCCAGCTTGAGTGACAGATTCAATCAAATTTAATGTTCTATTATATCCTCCGGAATACTTGGCTAAGACATTCTTCATGCTATCTTCAACTAATTTTATATTGGCTCTGGCTTCATCAATATTTGCCTGGACTGTGGCATTGTCTTTTCCAAGATAAGGAAGTCCTAATTCTGCTGCTCTTTTCTGGATTCTTGTTGCTTCTTTTCCAGTAAGATTAGTCCCATCTACATACCAAACTCCAGTAGTTGTTTGTTTAGTATTATTATCTAAGACAGCATCACCAGTTTCACCTGGAGATAAAGTCCCTCCTTGCGTATCTAAAAATCCGCCATTAACCAAAGAATTAAGTGGTTCGCCAACATATACTCCATTTTCTTTATCAAATATTCTGGAACTTCCATCATCAAACTTAACTACTTCAAAATTACCTTTATTTTCTTTTTCCCAATCAATCGCTTCTCTAACTTTATTACTTCTGGTAGTTTCGTCTAATTGTAGCTTACTTAATTCTAATTGTTTTTCTTGAAGGCTCAATTGTCCATTCTTTATTATATTATCAGCATTATCCTGATTAAGTTTATAATTGTAATCTCTGACATCTTTCTCGGCTGTTGCGATTTTATCTGATAACTTGCCTAATTCATCATCCTTTTGGCTGAAGTATTTCTGGGTTGCATCCCAAGAATCAGTTATCATTTTGTAATCATCGGAAAGAAATCCTCTCTTTAATTCAGCAATAGCTGCCATCGCTTTAGTTTCAATATCAGCTATCTTGGCTATTCCCTGATCCACTGATTGCTTAATATCTGCCCCAGCAATTTCTGGCGCATATTGTTCTCTTCCCGTCACTATTCCCAGAATTCTAACTCCGCCTTCGTAGTTTTCATTAGCTGTCTTCTGTATTTCTTTTAATCTATCAAAAGAAGCCCTCATCGAATCAATTTGAGATTGTTGTTCGGAAGTTAAAGGAAAAGTTCCATTTTGTAATTGGGTTACCTTTGTCTGATAATCATTGTAATCTTGGTCAACGGTGTAATTATTTTTATCAATCTTGAATTGAATCTTCTGTTGGTCATTCCATCCTTGATCTGTGGCAAATTTATTAAAAGCATCGGGATCGTTTTTAAATAGACTATAGATATCTTCAGGATTAGTTCCTGTAGGATAAGTAGGCAGAATAGCAGGAGGCGTATAAGTAGGAACAGTTGGCGTTTCAGAAGGAACAGTTGGAGTTTCGGGAGTTCCAGCAGCTTTAACTAACGCTGCTTTATCTGCTGCTTCTTTCGCTGCCTGATCGCTTGCTGCCTTTTGTTGAACTAAAACATCTTTTGCCTTCTGAAGTTCTGTGACTTGCTGTTGTATTTTATCAAGATTCGCTTTTATAGTCGCATAATCAGTTTGAGCTATATTATCAGTAATAACTGAAGGGGCTGGAACTTCAACCAATGGCTTGCCAGTTCTGGGATCTATTGGTTTTCCAGTCGCCTTATCTATTGTAAATCCCTGAACAGTTGCTGTCTTTGGAACAGTAGCAGAACCCGCTGGAAGGTTTGGATTAGACATAGCCATTAATGTATTGCCCTGAATAATAGGCAAAGTTCCTGTTGTTTTTGAAACAGTCGAGACAGAAGTTGGTGCTGGAGTTGGATTTATAAAATTAGGAACATTAAGATTGACTTGTTTTCCTGTTAAAGGATTTATTACTGGTAAATTTGCCATTTAGTTATGCGTTAATTTAATTTTAGTTATTTTGTTACTTTCCACAAAAGATTAGCTGAACCAGTTGGTGTTCCATCTTTTGACCAAGTTAAGGTTATATTTGTGCTATCAACCGCAATACTGGCATAGGCATCGTTCCCAGATGAAATATAAATATAAATATGCGAATCAGCAGCAACAACACTAAGTACTGAATTAGTAAAACAACCATAAGAAAATACGCAATATGTATTAGTTCCATCATAGCATCCGAAAGAATGACATGTACCAGCCTGAGCTAAACAAGCCACATCGATATCCACTCTTTTAGGAATTGCTCCTAACCCATGAGCAATTGTTTGAGTTCCCGTTACAGAAACATCATGAGTTGTATATCCTGTTTTAGAAGATATTGTATGCGCATCGCTATAAGTCTTAGTAGCTTTCTGAGAAGCATATTTAGTATCTGAATTTGCTGCTAAAGCTCCATCTGTGTCTTTATTGGCTAATAATTCTTTTAAGGCATCGGTATCGGCAGTGACATATTTATTTGCTGCCGAAGGCGTACCACTTCCTGCTAAAGCACCTTTTTCATCTGAAGTTGGTCTAAGAGTATAATATTCAGAATCCTTTAAGTATTTTGGATTAGCAAATAATTGGGCTGAAGTTGAACCAGTCTGAGTTCCAGCATTAATCTCGGCAGCAGTTGCTTCTTCTGATATTCCTTTTGTAGTCAACCCAGCATCTGGAGCACCTGCTACTACTGCATCATCAACATATTTCTTGTTAGAAATCTGATAGTCAGTAGTTGGGGCAGAAGAAGGCGTTACTGGAAATTGAGTATAAGTATGAACACCAGTTATTGTTTCGTCATCATCTTTTGCTACAAACTTATCATAAAATCCGGCTGTATTTGATATAACGAAAGAAGTTCCACCGGCATGAGTTTTCGCTAATCCTGAAGTTTGAGTATATGGATATTTAAAGAGAACCGTCTTGACAGTTGTCAAAGTAGCTGTTCCGTTTCCGTTCTGGGTAATGCCGGCAAATGATATTTGCTCTTCATTAACTCCTCCTGGCTCAATAGTACCGAAGGCAATTGTTCCAAAGTCAGTCATTGCTATTAAAGCGCCTTCAATATCAATAAAAGATTGTAAGATGATAGAAGTATCTCCAATCCCGGCACCTGCACCAGCTAATGTAGTTGGTTGAGTCTGAAAATATTTGAATGTATCACTCATTTTTTATTGCGTTTTATTGTTTTATATTTGTAGGTTCGTTAGATGAATATGTAATTGCAGGTCCGAACGCAAGTATCTGCCAATTCTCATCAACATCCACACTTTCAAATGAAATCTGGTTCTCAAAGAAATCTACTCTTGGAAATGTTTTAATCACCCTGAATTTTGGAGGCAGAGAACTCGCTGGAGTAACATTAAGATTTCCACCTAAAGGATACTTTCCTAATGGTTGTTTCCCTAAAGACCTATCATCAATACCAGTCGTTGCACTTGTTCCTATACAAACTATCTGAGTATCATCTCCTTCAATATCGTAAGTGGTTGATGTTGAGCATCCATCTGTATCGTAGGTAATTCCTAAAGTAAGAATTGTATTAGAAGAAATATACCCTTCAACATAAAACTCATTAAAACTCTTTAAAGCATTCCTTATTCCGTAATTTTGATATGAAAAAACTGCTTTAGCATCTATCGGATGTCCGTTATCGTCTCCACCTGTAAATAATCTATAAGATTCTGGCGTTAAGTATGAATGTCCATATAGAATACCATTAACTGTGTAAAATCTGCTAATAGGAATAGTCTGGGATGCTTCCCAGTATTTCCTAACTATATTATACATTCTGATTATCCCATGTTTAGGAATAGCCAGATAAATGAAGTATTTATTATACCAGATTGAAGCATCGGTGAAATCATAAGAATCAAAATCAAGTTTTATAGAATCTGAAATGTTTGTCACTTGGGTTGAACCTAATATATTCTCTACCCTTCCTAAAGTATCAAGCGTTGGTTCGTCAGAAACGAATATCACATCATTCTTTATAGCCGACATTAAGGCTTGGCTCTGAGATGCTTGTCCGGGAGTTGTTTTTAACCTTACTATTTTTAAAGATTCAGTTGATAAATCTGCACCCAATGTAAATTGGGTTTTATACCATAAATTCTTTCCGGCAGTTATTGTCATCATATCCTCTAGGGGAGCAAATCCTATCGGAGGAGAATCAATAGTCACCCTCGCTCCTTCTCCTACTACTCTCGGAATAGCAAATGAGAAATCTTTATAATTATCAACTTTTGAAATATAGATGGATTGGTCTTGGAATGAACCAATATAAATTTGATTGTATAAATTAGCTATTAAGCTATTGGCGAAAGTAGCAGGCAATCCTGTCAAAGAAGCATTAGGATTAATAATAACCGATTGGGTTATTACGTCTCCTGCGGTGATTGTCACTCCAGTTGGGTCTGGATTTACTCCCGTTAAAGTTGTTGTTCCCTCTCCACCAGTATAAGCATAATTTATCCCATTTATTGTTATTACTTTTCTGAATTTTGTATAAATAAATCCTGTTCCTATTGTTTTGTTCGCTTCTGCTACTCCAGATGCGTTTATTACTTCAAAATAATTTGCTGCCGAAGCAGTCACTATAAATAATCCATTATTGGCAGCATTAAAATCCTGTGCTCCTATCAATATAAAAGTTCCGACTGGAACACTAGTAGCCGTTATTGCCGGGTCTGTCCCGACTCCAGTCCAAGTATATCTATAAGTAGTTCCTGTGGTATTGGTAATAGTGAATACTGATGTTGCACTTCCGATAGTCGCAGGAGTATAAGCATATAATCCTTCCTGACCCCAAGTAGTTGTTCCTTGTTTGGTTATCGTATTGGCAGTATCAGAAGCATAAGTTGTCACTCCTCCCGACCATTCGTAAATATTTGAAGTTCCGTTAACGAAAAGAAGGAAAGTTGTTTTTTCAGTATTAAAATCCCAAAATTCTGCATAATTGAAAGCTACCGATGATAAACCAGAAACCAAAGTCCTCCAAGTAACTATTCCGTTTGAATCTACATATCTGTATTCTAATAATCCTTTCATTGAAGGATTTTCATAAAGAGCCAAAATTTCTCCAGTTGTCAATTCTTTAGAATATATTCTTACTTCGTCAATCTTGCCATTGGCATATAAAATACCCTTTTTGGCAATCGTTACTGAAGCGGTCAGATTCTCCATAGCCACATAAACGCCGTTTACATTATCCAAATTATCTACTTTAGTCCCATTGATATAAAGTTTGATTCCAGCACAAGTTCTACTGCCACTATAAGTCATCGCCAGATGTATCCATTGTCCCTCATAAGCAGTAAGAGCAGTATTGTAATATCTGCCAATAAAAACTGCGACACCTTCACTATCATCAAAAAGAGCCATTACTAAATAATCATCTCCGTTTACAAATAATTGCCATTCTTTATTAGTATCGGCAGCACCATATTTGCTTATTACCTGAAAATTTGTGGCATCATCCATCTTGACCCAAGCAGAAATACTAAAAGGAGTATCGGTAGTTCCATTGCCAAATGAGAAAGCATCGCTGTCGGGAACATTCACATATTCATTCGTTCCATCAAAATCCAAAGCATAGTTTACTTTGCCCGTTATCCAATCTCCTGCCTCCATATTGGTTAAAGTTCCCGTGTGTGAATTTCCAGAAGTATCATTAGCAGTAGAACCAGTATCTTCGTCAAAATTCCAATATGCAACTAAATCAGAAGTATCATTAGCCGGCATATAAGACCTTAAATTCCTTTCGCCCCTTGTTGTTGCCGGAGTAGTAGTCCAAGTATAAGAAGAAACTATCGGAGCTAACACTGCACTAGCCGGTCCGTCTAAAGAATAACCATTCCTGACTTGTATTCTTTCTGAGACATTAGTCAAAACATTCTTTGACCCTTCTATTAAAACTCCCGGAGGAAGATTGGTTTTGTCTTCCCTATTCCGATATCCATAAGGAAACTTGGAAATAAGATTAAACTCATTCCTTTTCATACCTCTTAACTGTGACATCAGTCGGGCAGATGGTTTTTGTTGTGATGATTGTATTACCATAAATTAATAATTATATCGCTGACCAATCCATTTACGATAGGTTGCCGTAGGTTGTTTATAATAAGTTGATTTTGGCTTTTGCCACTCGCTTTTGTATGTTTGTTTATACCTAAACAATCCTTCTTCAAACTTCTGTTGGAAGAAATTATTATCATAAAATAGGGCATCTAAACCCTGAATTTGCTGAACTGCATACCAACCACATAAATAGTAAAGTATGTTTCTTGTTTCAGTATCTAAATTTATCAAATCAGTAGTAGTAGTTGCCTTTTCTTTGAAAGCCCCCGTTGTCACATCTCTGAAAATATATTTTGAATAATACTCGCACTCAATAATCAATCCTATCCTTGCTACTATATTATCTAATCTGACATATTGCTGAATATCACCATTGTAGTTAAAAGTAATTCTTAAGTAATTTATTTTAGTAATATCAGGCGTTCCAAATACTGTGAATCCAGTGGCGTTAATGGCATCTACTCTTAATAGATTCCAACCATCTTGAAAAGCAGTTCCTTCATGAGTTGTAGTCACTGTGGCAATGTAATAATTCCCAGAAGAAGAACCTATTCTAACAACAATTGAAGTAAAATCTGAGGCATCTGGTAAATATACATAGAAAAATAAAGACCCTTGTCCATAATCTGTCAAGTTAAGTGAAGTCATAGTTGAGTTTTCAATATAACCAGTAGAACCTAAAGCTGGCATAGTGAATGCTAAAGATTGACCACCTGAAATATACTGAACATTATCTTCAAATAACCCAGAAGCATTTCCTCCAACTGTCCATACTCCATTATTGGTAATGCTGTCACATTCGTTAATAGTTAATCCTGTTGTTAATAAAGGATTATCTATTCTAATTGTTTTTATCCCGGTATTAAATTGAATTGAGAAGTTAGGTTGTCTAACAAAATCTTTATTTATATCAAAATCCTGATTATAGACTTGAGAATTCCTATTTTGCTGTGGTCTTAAGTCAATTATCTTTGTTCCTTTCAAATCTACCGGTAAAGCGTAATCATATACCTTATCAAAAATGGGATTGGCTAATTGAACAATCCTTTTTGTTTCCATTGGGTCTAAGTCCATTAAAAGTTCAGATGCTGCCCTGTTAATCAAAGGCAAAATGCCCTGAACTTTATTCAAAGTTGTTCCATGAAAGGAATTTTGTAGGTCAGTTTCTAATTCTAAGACTGAATAGGTCATTTATTTATGCGTTTATTCTTTTTGATAAGTTATTGTAATGTTTGAATCATTATCAGAAATTATCCTTAATCCATCGGTTACTATTATGTCAAATGGTTCTGTCCTTGTTCCAAGTTCTGTTCTCAGTATGGCAACATTAGCTTCAGTTCCGTCTTTCCCATCAATAATCTTTAGCATTCCAGCAGCGGTATTATTCAATATAACAAAATGAAGAACTCCTTTTCCTTTAAATATTTGGTAAGTTCCGGGAGCAGTTATGTAAAAATACTGATATCCTGTTAATACATTTAACATCTACTTATGCGTTTTTAGTGTTGCCAAGTTACTAAAATATCTTGACCAGCGCCAGAAGTAACTATTGTTAATCCAGTTTTTATAACAACATCATACAATATTGTCATTGGTCCATTTGCTAACAAAGTGGCTGGTTGGGTAATTATACCAAAAGTATTTGTAGCAGTAATCGCATCATACATTGTAATAACTCCGGCAGCGGTTGTCTTATTTATCACAATTGAATGTAATATTCCTCTGCCAGTAAAAACCAAAGTAGTTGTCGGCGCAGCTGCCGTTATGTATGTTTTCTCATATTCTTGCTGTATCATTTTTATTGCGTTTAATTATTTAATAGTTCCTGAACTTTATTTTAACTCCACTATTTAATACCACAACAACCCAATCGTTTTCTTGCCAGAATGTTATAATCCTAAGATTAGCATTCTCTGCCATTTTCTCTATCTCTTTAATTGTATGGTATTTCATATTTAAGTTTCGCAGGACAAGAAGTTAGTTTATAAGTATTTGACTGTTCCGGAAGCTAAATGATAAGTTCCAGTAACGTTAGATTGACAATCTGTTGAGCATAATGTGACCGATGTCCAAGTATTTCCACAAGTTGTTGTTAGTGTATTCCCGACTAAATTCGCTGTTCCAGTCGTTCCTGTAAAATAAGAGCAAGTTGGTTCATAATAGAACGCAGGAACTATTTCATAAATTCTCTGCCAGTAAGGAACGTAACTATGAACTTGACAAGGAATTCCCACAACCTGTTTCTCTTTGACCACTATCACGCTTGTTTCCTTCGCTACTTCGGAAGTTTTCTGCCTTTCCTCAATTTTATCAAGCCTTCCCACTTTTAAATCGTCTATATCCATCTTAAGAATCTTAATCTTCTCTTCTAATCTTCCCTTTTCTTTAATAAGATACTCAATCTTTTCAAGCGTTTGTTTTACGACCTCTTTTAACTTATTAATTTTTGTTTCTTCCAACTCTTTTTCGGCAAGTTGGAAAGCCTTTTTTATTTCTTCTGTCATTTTTTTTAGTCTTGTCCTGCGAAATCTGGACACTTTTTTGTATAGAAAATGTCCTGAAAACTATATGGGCATTCCTCCCTAATTGGTTGATTGAATTCCAATTATGGCTGCTGCAACCTTTGCAGATAAACCACTCCATATTCCAGTAGCTGTCCCAGTAGCCGTGCAATTAAAGGCACAAGTAGAACCGCTCAACATAACGTATCCGTTTGTTAAAGTCGCACTTGTTATTGCCGTGTCTGGTTTTGAACCCAAGACTGAAGCAATGAAAGTGCAATCTTTAAGTTCCATTCCTCTTTCCAAATCAGCAGTAGATGCAATCTTGATGAAAGAAGTGCCTGCTCCGCCTGCTTTCTTCCAAAACTTACAATTATCAAACAATACATCTCTTGATACTAATCCTGTTCCTACTGTTCCTGCTGTCATTAAAACTGCCGGTCTAACCACGTTTCCGACAACCGCATCTGCCAACGAACCTAATGTGCAGTTATAGAATTGTGCCGAATCTCCATTGAGAACTAATTCTGCACGAGTATTGGAGTTTAATAATGTTGAATTATAAAACTCGCAATTTCTATAACAAGCATATTCTCCGCCTTCTCCCACTGACGCAACAGTATATGCTGAAGTATTGTCTGACCAAAACTTAATCCCGGAAAAAGTATTCCCGACTCCGGTATTCTTAACCGCAAATACATCAGTCACTGCCGTTGTTACTCCCATATACATTCTTGCTCTTTGTCCATAAGTCCTTCCGTAGACATCACCAACAAAGTGAACTCTATTTATTGATACATCTAACATAGCCGTCAAAGTATGCACAGCATTTGTGCTTAATACAATAACATCATCATGATTGGTAGTAGCCATTGAAAGAGCTTTAGCAACAGTTTTTACTGCCGTCAACCAAGATAAACCATCATTCCCGTCAACGCCGTAGGTAGCATCAACAAAGATGTATTTTCCACTTGTTGCTGGTAATCCGCCTCCAGCTATTGGCATTCCAAAGCTTGAAACTCCATAAGGAAAATTAGTTAACATAATCTTTTAATCGTTTTTATTATTTGGTTAATATTTTTACGAACTTCATCGGCTGAAACTCTAAGAAATATTCTGTATCCTTCTCCGGCAAGTAAAGAAACCTTAGAGGCATCTTTGACTTGTTTTTGAAGTTCTCTGTGAACTATTCCGTCCACTTCCAGAATAATCTTATCAGCTATTATAAAGTCCGTTTCTCGACCTTTTATTAAGACTTTGTAACGAAAAGGAATGGCGTTTTCTATTAAAGCATTTGCGATTTTCCTTTCAACCTTTGTGCTATTCCTTTTTGTCAACATAGGTCTTATTTCTGGGGTCTTGCCTTACAAAAGGTGACCCCAGTCAATAAAATCTATCTTAGAAATTCATCACAGACCAGTCGAGCCCACTATTCCTACGTAATCTGGACAATATACTGCTTCTCTGAAATTTGCTTGATAGAAATAAGTCCTGTTATTCGATACTGACCAATCTCTCAGTGCTGTCTGTATTCCTTGCCTGATTAATCGGGTCACACCGTGATTTTTAGCCAATAAGAACCAAGCTGTGTCAGAACCGCCTGCAACTGCGTCAAGATAAGGCGAAGTATAAACGGTTATGCCAAAAGCTGAACGATAAACGTTGATGTTGTTATTAGCTACATCAGCTATCAATGCTGAATCGGTGATTTCAATTGCATGCTTGTAAAGAGGAGAAGGAACTAACAAGACAGTCGGAACATTTCCGAGTATTACTCCTGCTTGGTTCTTCTGTTGTCTTAAAGCAACAATCCCATCATACAAAGTCTGGGGAGATAAAGCTCCCGTGATTAAGTTTGACAGGGTTTCACCGTCCAACAATGTGTGAGCAGCACTAATCAAGGCTGCGCCGTCCGCTGTTAGAGAAGTTGTGAAAGCTAATCTAAATAAAGCGAAGGCGTTCTCGTCCTGCGATACTCTTGCCACCATTGCGAAATCTGCTACCGCCTTTGACCATACTCCGTGCATATTGTCATCAAAGAGGTTCTTGGAAATTTCTATTCCTTGAGCAAAGTCTTTGACGTAAGTAGTCAATTTGTTGGCTACCTTTGGAGTGGAAACTGGCACTGTTGTCGTTTCTCCAATCACCGGGAATAAACCTGAGCCTTTGAAGATTTCTTCAATGTAGGCTGCGTGGGTTGTATTCAGTGGTTTGAAGATGGCAGCAGTATTTGCAGTCGCAATGCTTGGGAAGGTTGTATCGTAGTCGAAGTTTTGATAGAAAACTGAATCAAGTTCAGTCTGAACTATCGCAAAATTCTGCGCTTCTGTAAACATTGTGTTTTATCTTTTTAATGAATTATAGCGTTTGCGATTGCGTTTAGCTTATTCCAGTCGCCCAACCTTTGGTTGTAGCTGCTGGTCTGATGGAAAATCTTACTTTTCCAGGATATTTCTTGATATCCAGTGGCTCGATGACACATCCATAAGCTGCATTATCTGCAGCCAGAATGGTGTATGTTGCTGTTCCTAATGCAGCCGTTCCTGTCAAATCAAGTAGAACTCTATGTCCTACCAAAGCATCATACTCTGCTTGTGTATCCCAAGTCGCAACAACATTCGGTGCTATCAAAAAAGTCAAACAAGGGTCATATTTCATCACCCTAACTGTTCCTGCAGCAGCAACTGTGTCGGTCGAGGTAGTAGTCGCAATTCCGGTTATCGTGTTAGCCAGAGCAGCAGAACTTGGAAGGTTGGTTGCCAAAGCTGTGGCAGCTCTTCCTGTTCCACCTAATGTAGCGAGAACTGGTTCTCCTTCTTTTATTTTCTGGGCACAAGTGCCGGAAGCAACTGGGAATACATCGTCACCTGGAAAGCCAAGACCTTCGTCGTAAATCGTAATATCTCCTTTCATTCTCAGATGCGTTTGTTATTTAATTAATTTCTCTGAATTTGCCATTTTTTGCATATTCAAGTTTTGGTTCTGCCAATTCTTAAATACAGCATTTGGGTCAAGTCCTCTTTCTTTGAAGTATTCCAGTTGTTCTGGACTCCAAAGTTCAGTTTTGACCTCTGGTGCTTCTTGGCTTGCACCTCCGGGAAGATTAGATATTTGGGATTTATTCTGCAAAGCTACTTTCATCTCTTTATTCTCTTTTAATATTCTGGCTCTATTAGCTAAGGCATAGGCGTTATTGACATCTTCGTCTGCTTTACCTGTTCTTCTAATGGAGTTTTCATAGTGATATCTGATTAAAGCTTGCTCGTCGGGATTAGTTGTTTTCTTGGCGATGATGTCGTCAACCTTCATTTCCGTCATTGCTTGTTTGACGGCTTTTTGAATAACATCTTCGCTACTTTCCTCATTAGCTTGCTTTATGATTTCTTCTGCTGTTCCATCATCTTCTTTCTTTCCCTTTTTGATTAAAAGAGCTTTACGATAATTATCTCTGTCTTGGGCAATTATCTCCCGTTCCATTAAAACTTTCTGGAGTTCGGAACGGTAATCTATACCTTCCTTTTCAACTGGAGCAGGTTGAACTACTTTTTCAACTCCCTTGTCAGTAGGGTCAGGCTGACCTTTTAAACCCTTGTCTTCTTCTGCCATTTATTTTAAAACGCTTTATTTAATGTGGAGCGTTCATCCACTTTAGGATTACAAAACCACTCGACTGAGTGGTTCTTATAGCTCACAGACCATACCACTAAACGCTTAAAGTAGCTGGCTGTGAGCTAAAACAACCACTCAACGGTTAAGCGTTTAATAGATTGTTAATGTTCCGGCATTGGTGCTTCTGTTTCTTGATTTCTGGGTAAAGGAGAAACTACCGACTTTGGCACTTCCTTCGGCTTCCATTCTTTTATTATCTCCAATATCTTTTTCTGAATCTCTAAACTCATTAAAATAGCACTGCCTAGCCTCATTGCTTTGCCTACTTTTTCATCATCATAAATCGTATCTAATGCTTTGGCGTTTTCAAACATTATGTTCATCGCTTGCTTTCCTAGACTGTTCTGAATTATGTCCCAGACTTTGGTTCGCTCGAGAAACTTCACTTCTTCCTGTAAAGAATGGGCTTCCAAATCTGATATTTGCTGCCCATTCAAATAAAGAATCCTTAACTTGGGACTATAAAGCAGTATGCTTTCCGGATTAAGTTCCGGCAACTTTGGTTTTTCTATTTCTTTTTTCATGGAATTATTTTTATTACCTCCAATATATCGTCTATTGTTACTGGTTCATCCAGATTGCTCTTGGCATTTTCTAACGCCAAGTTAGCGTCAATCTCGCTATCAAATATTCCCAATATCTGGTCATTTTTTCTGGTCAGGTAATACAGCGGTTGGAGGTTGGATATTGTTTGTTCGTCCATGTTGATTTAACTCTTTTAATGTTTTCTTGCCATACTCGGCATTGATAACCCTATTTATCTCGTCAAATAATCCCTGAAGCATTCTGAAGGCATCGTCTATTGTCTGATCTCCTAAAACATTCAAGACTTGCTCATAACGGTAGGTCAATTCAGGCTTATTCTTGTTCAATTTCTCATCTAAATGGAGGTCTACCACTTTCATTGACTTCGATAAATTGTTGAAAGATTGCTGTAATGTTTGCTGGAGTGCTTGGCTAAATACTTGGGCATCTTCTAAATTAGTTGTTATTTCCTCCATAAGAGGCATGAAGTGCTCATCAATAAAAGTCCTTCTTTTTCCTTCTTTCCTCTTCTCTTCTAGCTCAGCAATGATTTGCTCTTTGGTTTTGTTGTGCTGTTTTTTTCCGTGACTAAAGAATGACATAAGCGTTTTACTTTTTATGTTTTTTATTTTTTCTAACTTTGTGAACTTTTTCTATAGCCGACATCATATCTTCTTTACTAATTATACCAGATTTATCTGATTCTATTTTTTCCATCGCTACTGGTTGTGCTTTTCCTTCCAAAATATCTACCGCCAATGCTAATTGCATAATTAAACTATCATTATTGCTCTTGGTTATTTCCTGTAATCTTTCCAATGTTATTTTCTCCAAATCTTTATTAGTGAATCCATCAGACACAACTTTATTATCAATTACCTCCATGTGTCCCGATCTGGTCATTCCAAATTCTAAAGCCAGTCTTCGTCTTGTTTCTTGGTTAATCATTAACCATTGTGGGATTGTAATTATCTGTGTAAGCATTTATCTTATTGGCACTCCACTTGCTGTTGGGGTCGGAGGCGTTTTTCCTTGCCCCATAACGGCTTGCAGAGCCCCTACGTTAGGTTGATTAGCTAAAGAGGAAGGAATACTGGGCATTCCCATTTCTCCTTGTGGTTTGGCTATGAATTTATCTGGGTCTCTTTTCGTTTCTGAATAAGCACCTAATAAGAATCTATAAGCCTCTTCTTGATCAGCCAAAGGATTTTGAATCATTCTGTCATATTCTTCCAATCTATAAGCTTTATTTAAGTCAGCCGATAAAGGATTCAAAATATCTGGAGTAATAACAACAAAGTATTTTAATTTTCTTATTAAAGTAGGATTTACTTTATAAATCTCAGTCTTGCTTTCTGGTCCGCCTTGTTCTTCCAAAACTTTATAGCTTTCTGCCTTTAGTTCTTTAGGAGTTATCATTCCTTCTGGCATATTCAAATCAAATTTTATCTTCCTTGTCTTTGATTTCCCTCTTGCCATTTTATCATACAAGTAAAAGGTCTTATAAACCAACTGGGGATTACCCTCAATGTCTGATACTTCCGGTATAGTTAAATATTGGAGAATATCTCCCAGCCTTAATTTCCCGAAGGCTTTAACTCCTTCTGCTATCATCTTAACAAACAATCCCAGAACTGTCTTAGCATTTGATTCTTGCCTAAATACCTCATAAGCAGTCTGGTTAGTTGGTTGTTGCGCTCCTTGCTGGACTGGTTCTATTGAAAAAGAGTTCACCGAATCTTCAACCTTCATTATGGTTTCCATTCCGGCTCTTAGGTTAGTTCCCAAGGTTAAAGGTCTTAAATCAGCATTAACATCTGATAAAGTAGTTACTGCGCCGGGAATAATTACATCTGAAGCTATTACTTCACCTCCGATATTAACCATTGGAGGCATCAAGTTAAGGTAAGTGCCGTCTATTATCATCGGGTATAAAGTATTGATAATCTTGGCTTCCGGACCGAGAGCAAAAGCAAGTGATTTATAATAGAAACATCGTCCTTCGTCTAATGGTTGATACCCAAACTTGGCGAAAGGATATCGTTTGTCGTTGCGAGGATTGGCGTTGTCAGCATCGGTCATCATTACTCCGTTTACCATCACTATCTTTATATCGTCTGATTTCCTCCACCAAGTCAGTTCCTCGCCCATTTCCTGCCTTAGATTAGTGTCATAAACATCATAAAATGTCTGATTGGCATCGTTATAAACTACCTGAACTCCAGGTTTGACATATTTAAAGTTCTCGTACTTATTCTCATATTTCGCCTTCAGTAAAGAATAGGATTGAACCTTTCTCCTCAACAACCAACCTTGCTTTTGAATGTCAGATTCATAAAAGTTCTCAATATAAAGTTCATCTACCGGCACTACTGAATTGATAAATCCCGATAAGTCTTCGTCCAAGATATCAGCTGTTTCATAAGTTCCGTCTTCTTTTTTAGCTACCTTTACTTTTCTGTAAGTCTCAACATAATCTAAATCAACTATTGAAGCTGGAGAATAAAGTGCCGTTATGACTGCGTATAAAAATACTTTGGAATAGTCTGACCTATCACCTGTCCATTCCATCAAATCTTCCAGAACTATGGCAGCGTCTTGTTCTTCCTCATTTTGGTCGTTATAAGCGAAGACTTTGGGAAAGAGCAATTGAGCGGTCACGTGGGCAGCGATTGACATTATCTTGTTTCGCACAATGGGTTTGACTGCCCTTGATTTCCAAGTGTTCAATTCATCTCCTTCCACCGCATCACCATCATTGGGTTGATAAGTGTTAAAAGACATCTTATCAACTGTCAGACGTGATATTAGCGATAAATCGTTGAATTCTCGCCTTGGTTTGAACATTGTCAGATGCCCATAAGTAAAAGCTTTGATTATCTCTTGTCTTCGGAATCTTTCCTTTTCATTGGGTTGATATTGTGACATTTCTGCTAAGACTTTAGTCACCTTTCCTGAAGCATCTTTCTTAAATGCTGGACTTAAAGTGGTAACATTCTCGTAGTTTTTAGAATCGGGAACTATAATTGACACATTATTCTGCGTTTTCTATTACTGACTCTAATAGCCAGACAAATAGGGGTTTGATAGCGTTCACCGCTAAGTTCTACCTATAACCTTCAATGTTGCACCATTGATTATCTGTTTGATATATTGTCTGGCTATCACAATAAGCAATATTATCTTTTTAAGTTTTTAGGTATGTATTGATAAGCTGTTGTTCCTGTTTTTGGCGATAACTCAAACCACATTCTCATTATCAAGCAATCGCCATCGTCGGGAGATCTACCCAAGATTTCTTTTATTTCTTCTTTTGGAACTATTTGCCTTTTATTATCTTTATCTATATCTTTCGCTTTTATCTGTTCAAGATCAGTTATGATTAAGTCTCTTCCAAAGTTATCTTGAACATCTATCGCTATTCTATGATTATTTATCTCATCCGCCAACTTATAAGCACATTGGGATTTTAAATTATTAAAGTTATCAGGTTTATGTGTTTGAGGATTATCGAATGGAACTGAATTAGCTATAAATCCCTTAATCCCTCTCATTATATCTACTAATCCTCCTCCTACTCCATCATCATCGGCTATTATATGGGAATAAGCTATTCTCTCACTAAAAGATATATTTTTTGCTTTTTGATATAATTGATCTATTCCTAATCCTTGAAATTGTTCTCTTTTATATAATTTCTTTTCTTCCCAATAATGAAAGATTGACTTATCGTGCCCATATCTTGCAACATCAATCACTAAGTATTTCTCTCCATTCTCCTCTACGTGATTGGTAAATAAATCTATTATTGAATCATATTTTATAAGAGCATTGTCTTCTAAATCATATTCCCAGTTACCCATCATCAATCTTTCTCTTGTCACTCTGTCTTTAATCTGGTCTAGTTGTTTTTTATAATCTTCTGCCGAATACTTATTGTCATAATAAAGAGATTGGATAAAGACTATATTCTTTGGCAAAGTTCCTTCTTTAAAAGGCTTATAAAACTCTATGTAAGTCCAATTCTTTTTAGGATTGCCAGTTACAACAAGCGATGGATGAATCCCGAATTCCCTATTTTTATGCCTTCCTATTCTAGACTTTAGAACTTCATAAGCTAAAGAATGTATCTCACCAGCTTCTTCTATTGCTCCATCTGTATATTCTAATGAACCAAATCTTTCATAAAGAGGATCAGTTGGTAAATATTTCAAATCTAAGAAATCTATCCTACTTCCATTCCTAAATTGAATATAATTATATTGACCATTGAAAGACCAATCTTCTTTTGGAATCTTATGCCACTCACAGACTTTATTCCAAGTAATATAAGTTGACTGCATCAATCTTTTTAATTCTTCTCTTCCGATAAAGCTTCTATATCCAGGAAATCTTAATGCTCTTATCAATCTTGATTCACATACAAACCACGATTTACCTCCTCCAGCTCCTCCTCCAAAGAATAATACATCAATATCAGGACTATTTATCGCCTGATACGCTAGGTGCTGTTTGTATTGGGGAGTTATTTGGATTTCCATCTTCTTTTTTAGGCTCAATATATCTTATACCTTCTATTTTCTCTCCTAAAGAAGTAATATCTTGTCTTTGACTATATTT